GACGTAAAAACTGGTAAGCCATGTGGCAGACAGAAAGGCGAAAAGCGTAAAGGCTACCCCGCTTGTCGTCCATCTCGGAGAGTCTCCTCTAAAACACCAAAGACTACTAAAGAGATGTCTAGAGGTGAAAAAACAAGATTTAGAAAATCTAAAACAAGTTCACGTAGAATTAACTACAACCACAAAAGAAGAAAACGATGACACACCACAACCACGAAGGCGACAAATGGCATGTAGCTGAAGAGCTAAACGGTAGACTAGCTATGCTAGGTTTCGTTATTGCTATCGGTACATACATCACTACAGGTCAGATCATACCTGGAATTTTATAATCCACAAACGCCACGTCCGTTCATCCTTCGGGACGCATGACACCAAAG